CGCAACAGCAACGTGGTTGTATGACGAGATTACATTGCCAGCAGTTACTGTGTCTCAAACTGCCGCATCTAGCGTGTTTGAGTTGCCTTTGAATATTGCTGTTGACCCTAGTTACTTGTTGTACGTTACCTTTGGTACTTCTACTGGCTCTGCTGGTACAGGTTACTCAATCGTAACAATTGCTGGAGACTATTGATGATTACTTGGTTTGCTATTCAATTTAGTGACAACACGACAGGCTATCAAAAAATGGAAGATGGTAATTGTCTTGGTGTTTATCGTGCGGATGGAACTCTTATACACGCAGAGGAACACGTTGAGTACACCTGCACAGACATGAATGCAACAGCGCCTTCTTGGGCTTAATCAATGTTTCCACAACAGCCACAGCAACAGTTTAGAACAGCGGGTGCTGATGTCCAGATTTTCTATGGCTCTGGTGGAACAACGGCGGCACAATGTCAAAGAAGTTGGAATAAACCAGTTGGTGTAAGTCATATTTATATGATGCTGATTGGCGGTGGTGGTAATGGAAATGCTGTTGACACTGGTGGTAACTCTGGGGCTGTAACTGTTTGGTATGGTGCGGCACAACACGTTCCAAATTCTTTAATTGTTAATCCCAGTAGCGGAGATTCTGTAAATACAACAGTTACTGCTAGATTTTCAAATTCAACTGCTTTGCCTACAGCATTATTGACTGCTAATGCGGGTGATAATACTTTTCCCGGTGCAATAACGAACCCTAATCAATTTACCGCATCTGGATTTTTTAATTCTGTTAGGGGTGCGAATGGTGGTGGTGTTGGTTCACCTGTAACAGCATCTTCAACAACTTTTTTGAGTGGCGGTGCGGCTGGAATTCCAAGTTCAGCAAATTATGGATATGTTACTGTTGACAACCCAAACCAAGGATTTTTTCTATTGCAACCTATTATTGTAGGCATGGGTGGTACTAGTAGTGGCGGTAGTAGTGCAAAAGGCGGTATAGGTTGCGGTGGTGATGTAACTGGTAAAGGCGGTCCCGGCCTTGTTTTAATAGCGAGTTGGTAATATGTCATATCCTATAAATTACCCAACGCCTCAAGGCGCAAACATACAGACGTTTTATGCGCCGGGAACCAACACCAACACAAAAGGCGCAACTTGGATTAAGCCTCAAGGCGCATCATTTGTCTGGTTTACATTAATTGGTGCTGGTTCTAATGGCGACCCAGTTACTACGATTGCTGGTGGCGGCTCTGGCGCAGTAACAAACTTTATGTGTCCTGCTTTTTTAATTCCTGATGAATTGCGTGTAAATGTTGGAATTGGTGCAGATGCAGGTTCTTCCAGTGGGTATACGACTATTTCTTATCAACAAAAAGATGGTACAGGCTATGAGTTATTAAGTGCTCGAAGTCCTGCGGGAACAAATGTGGTTGCCCCAGCAATGACGGCTAATTACTTTACTTGCATGGGGATCTTTCAATCTGTTGCTGGCGTACTTGGAACTGCTGCTGGTGTAACTGCATCGACGACTACATTTTTAAGTGGTGGCGGTGGAAGTGGCACAGTCACATCAAATTATGGTTATTCTATTCCTGCAAATGCAAATGGATTTTTTCAAACTCAACCCATAATTGTGGGTGTGGGTGGTGCATCTACAGTAGATACAACACAATCGGGAATTGGGTGCGGTGGATCTTTAGGGGTTACCATTGGTGGCAGAGGTGGTAACGGCCTCGTAGTAATCATTACATGGTGACAAGATGCTAGATACATTTGGATTTCCTACACCGCAAGGTTCAAACTACCAAGAGTTCTATGGTGGTGGTACTACCCGTGATTGGTTAAAACCCCGTGGCGCATCTATGGTGCGTATGCTTTTAATAGGTGCAGGGGCTGGTGGCCGTGCTGGTACTACAGGTGCTGGCGGTACTGGTGGAGGTTCTGGTGCAATTACAGAGTGGATTGGCCCTTCTATTTTTATTCCTGACCAACTGCGTATTTCTATTGGTGCTGGAGGTGCATCTGCATCTGCGGGCGGTAACACATCAGTTATATATCAATCAAAAGATACTGCGGGTTACACGTTATTAACGGCAAATGGTGCGGCATCAAACACGGCAGGAACTGCATTTACAAACAATTATTTTGGTGCTTCTGGTATTTTTAAGTCTACTGCTGGACAAGCGGGTGCGGCGGCAGATACGGCACTAATTGCATCAACAACAACATTTTTATCTGGCGGTGGTGGCGGTTCTTCTGTTACCACAACGGCTGGTGGAAACGTGGCTTGTAACTATGGCTACCCAACTGTATCTGGTGGAGCTGGAGTAACTGGCAGTGTTGGCGGCGATGGATTTTTCCTTACCCAACCAATAATGATTGGCGTTGGTGGTGCTGGTGGCGGCGGTTCTGCTACCACTGGAGGAACTGGTGGTAAAGGTGGCATTGGTTGTGGTGGTGGCGGTGGCGCTATAGGGACTGTCACTGGCGGTTCTGGCGGTCAAGGCGGTGATGGCGCAGTATTTATTTGGTCTTGGTAATCAAATGTGGATCCGCTCAGCATTCTCTTTGCCGCTAACGCTTGCGTTGCTGCTATTAAGCAAGGGTGCAAACTTTATAAAGACGCTAAAACGTCTTTCATGGAGATCAAGAAAACTGTTGATGAGGTTGCATCAGATGTCAAAGCAGTCAGAGGATTCTGGGCAAAACTCTTCGGAACGCCCACCGCAAGCCCCAAGCCTGTGGCGAAAAAGAAGGAAGCCTACGTTGCCGTCGACGAAACCCAAGTCATGGCTGACATCGTTACTCAGCTTTCAGCGTTCTTTAAGCTGCAAGAACAGCTTGCTGACCACATAAGGGAAGAGGAAGAAAAGAGCAAAACTGTCTACGACCCCGACGCTAACCTGATGGAAGCCGCCCTGAAGCGGGTAATGGCTCAAGACCAGATGGCATTGTTGGAGACGGAGATAAGAGAGGCGATGGTGTACGGCGCTCCTAAAGAGATGGGGGCTTTGTATAGCAAAGTGTTTGATATGCGGGATGTCATTAAAGTAGAGCAGGACAAGGCAAGGAAGAAACGGGATGATGACTCATGGCAACGCAAGGAAAAGGAGCGCCTTTTAAAAGAAAAGCAAGCCTACCTGTTAGCGACTTTCCTATTCCTCCTGTATATGTGGTTGCTCCTCGGCCTCTTAAGCAGGATTGGGAAAATATAATGGGTTGGATTGCTGCTTGTGTGCTTGTAGTTATGTTGCTACCCTTATTGGGTATGTTGTACTTAGATGTGTTGGAAACAAAGCACGAGGCCAAGCACCAACAAGAGCAAGTGCAGAAGTTGATTAACAAGGCAAAGGAAAAATGATGGATTGGTTAAAACAAATTGCACCCACCATTGCTACGGCGCTTGGTGGTCCATTAGCTGGCTTGGCGGTTGACGCTATCTCTAAAGCGGTTGGAATCGACCCCAAAGACGTTCAATCCACAATTGACCAAGGCAAGTTATCAGCAGAACAAATAGGCGCTATTAAACAGGCCGAATTAGCGATGGCAGCACGGGCGCAGGAGTTAGGCTTAGACTTTGAAAAGATTGCTGTAGATGACCGCAAATCAGCGCGGGAGATGCAATCTGCTACCCAATCTTGGATACCCGGCCTGATGGCTATCGCAGTGACCATTGGATTCTTTGGCATTCTAGTTGGTCTGATGACTGACCATTTTAAAACGTCTGACGCGTTAATGCTGATGTTGGGCAGCCTTGGAACAGCATGGACAGGCATCATTGCGTTTTACTTTGGATCTTCTGCCGGAAGCCAAAAGAAAGACGAGCTACTTCACCAATCGAGTCCCACAAAATGAATCTTACCGCTAACTTCTCTTTGCATGAACTAACAAAATCAGAAGTAGCCCTGCGTTTAAATATAGACAATACGCCAAGCGAGGCCGAGATTGAAGCCTTGCGCTTGTTGGCTGAAAAAGTTCTACAACCTGTGCGTGACCATTATGGCGTTGGCGTTAAGGTGAATTCTGGTTATCGTAGTCCAGAGACAAATCAAGCTGCGGGAGGCGCAAAGACCTCAGACCATTGCCTTGGCAGAGCAGCCGACATAGAAATCCCCGGAATACCCAACGCAGAGCTTGCCCAATGGATCATGGATAATTTAGAATACACACAACTCATCCTTGAGTTCTACACCCCCGGCATCCCTGATAGCGGTTGGGTGCATGTGTCTTATGACCCGAACAACTTAAAGAAACAGGAGTTGACCGCAATGAAAGTCGCTGGTAAAACTGAATATGTTTCTGGTCTTATAGCTTAATCATGCCACTACAAAAAGTTCTCTTGAAGCCCGGTGTAAATAGAGAAAACACCCGTTACACCAACGAAGGCGGTTATTACGAATCTGACAAAGTTCGTTTCCGTCAGGGCACGCCTGAGAAAATTGGGGGTTGGGTTCGCATATCTGCAAACACCTTTTTAGGTGTATGCCGTTCGTTGTGGAATTGGATCACACTTAGTTATCAGAACTTGTTAGGTGTTGGCACCAACTTAAAGTTTTATATTGAGAACGGTGGTGTTTATAACGACATCACACCCATTCGCGTATCCAACACACTTACCAACCCCTTTACTACAACTATAGGCTCTGCCATCGTGACCGTAATAGATGCTGGTGGCGGGTTTAAGAACAATGACTTTGTAACTTTTTCACCCACAACCACTTTGGCTGGGGTCACAATCTTTGGTGAATATCAGATTACCTATCTGACCAATACTACTTACACCATTACCGTTTCATCGCCAGCAGTTTTTGCTCTTACAGGCGGCGGCACAATATACGCTGTATACCAGATTAATACTGGTGCGGAGTACACCATTCCTGCGGTGGGCTGGGGTGCTGGGCCTTGGGGATCGGGTACTTGGGGTAATGGCGCCGCATCAGCGACGGCTATTCGCATTTGGAATCAAAACAATTTTGGCCAAGATTTGATCCTTGGCCCCCGTTATGCGCCTTTGTACTATTGGAATGCCAGTATTGGGTACGCCCCTAAAACAGCCACAGTTAGTATTGCCTCTCCTTGTGTAGTCAGCTTTTCCGGTAGCTTGATAAATGGCACAGCACTGACCCTGCAAACGACGGGCGCTTTGCCTACGGGACTGACGATCGGTGTAACGTACTACGTTATTAACTCTACAGGTGGTACGTTTAATTTAGCAGCCACTTCCGGGGGTGTTGCCATCAACACTAGCGGAACGCAGTCTGGCGCTCAATCTATATCGCCCCGTGCAATTCCTATTTCTAAATTAAGTGGAGCTAATCAGACGCCAATCAGTCAGATTTACTTTCTTATTTCAGACGCAAGCCGGTTTGTTATTTGCTTTGGTACAAACGATGTTTACAGCACTGTAATTGATCCGCTGCTTATCCGGTGGTCAGACCAAGAATCTGTAACCGAGTGGGAGCCTGCCATTACCAATCAAGCAGGTAGCGTTAAGTTATCGCACGGTTCGACCATTGTTACTGCTTTACAAAGCCGTCAAGAGATTCTTGTTTGGACAGACTCAACACTATATTCCCTGCAATATCTTGGCCCACCATATGTTTGGGGCACGCAGCTTTTAGCAGATAACGTATCTATTGCTGGCCCAAATGCGGCTGCGTTAGCCTCCGGTGTTGTGTACTGGATGGGTGTGGACAAGTTCTATAAATACGCGGGTGGCGTGCAAACCCTGAGATGCGACCTGCGGCAGTACATTTACAGTGATATTAACCAGCAACAGTTTGACCAAGTTTACGGCAGTACAAATGAAGGATTTAATGAGGTCTGGTGGTTCTATTGTTCCGCCAACTCTAACGCAGTTGATCGCTACGTGGTGTATAACTACGCTGAAGATATTTGGTATTACGGCAACATGGGGCGCACTGCGTGGCTGGATACCGGCTTACGAGATTTCCCTATTGCGGCTACCTATGAAAAAAATATAGTTAACCACGAGTCTGGTGTAGATGACGGCACACTAGCCGATCTTTTGCCTATTGCGGCGTCCATTACAACGTCGCAGTTTGATATTGGGGACGGCAATAACTTTGCGTTTGTATGGCGTATGTTGCCGGATTTAACATTCCGTGGGTCAACTGATGGGGTTACACCGCGCTTGACCATGCAGCTACTGCCTCTGATTAACTCAGGTTCTGGCTATAACGATCCTAAGTCTGTGGGCGGTACGGCTTCTGATGCGGCACAAGCTGTTGTAGCCACACAAAGTTATCCTATTGATTTGGATACGTATAACGGACAGATTTATATCCGCGTAAGGGGTCGTCAAATGTCTATGCGGATTACCTCTGACACGATAGGAACGCAGTGGCAGTTGGGCGCTCCTCGTATCGACCTCAGACCTGATGGACGTAGATAATGGCACAAAAGAATGTTGTTGCCCCGCGTCTGCTCAATGCTCCAGAGGAGTACAACCAGCTATATATGAATCAGTTATTGGGATTGTTGCGTCTGTACTTTAACCAGTTGGATAATGCAGGGCCAATAAACATTACAAGTCAGAGAAATGGCACGGCAGTAATTTCGGCATTGAGCGCTCCTCCAGTAACAAACACAACCACACCAAGCCTGCCAACCCAAGCCGATCTTGCCAATTTACGGGTGGGAGATGTGTATTACGACACCGCTGCCGCCAATGTTTTAAAGATTAAAGTCTAGTTGTCCAAAAATGCCCAACATGATACGATCAACCACCCCTTTTATACGAGGTAATTATGTCTGGATTTGAACCTGTTGTCGCCGAAGCCGCCGCCGCAGAACTAGGCTCAACTGCGCTTGCCGCAGAAGTAATGGCCCCTGAAGTTTTAGCAGCTACCACCGGAGCGGGTGCAGGTGCGGCAGGGCTTAGTGGTATCAGTGGCCTATTTGGAACAGGACTTGAAGGGGCTGCGGCAAACGGAGGGCTTGGGGCTTTGGCTCAAAGTACTGTTCCTACTATGGCGGAACAGTTAGTTACCGCTAACCCGCAAGCACTGGGACAACTTCAGAGTGCAGTAATGCCAAGCCTGTCTCCTGAGCAGTTGGCGCAAATTACAAGTGGTATACCCACCGCAAGCCCCGGTATACAGGTGGCAGGCGAATTTACGCCAGACATGGCTAACATGCTTAATCAAACACCTGTTGCACAAACAGCTTTAGAGTCCGCTGTACCAGAACTCACCCCCGAAAAATTAGCGGAACTAACAACTCAGAATGACGCGTTAGCAAGAACGGCGGCGCAATACCCACAAGCGCCCGGCAATCCTTTTGGTGATGTTGGCAACATGCTTAAAAACGCTTACGATGGCTTTAAAGAAATGAAGCCAAAAGACAAGTTGTTGTATGGCGGCGTCGCCAGTCTTGCTGCGCCCACTATCATGGATATGTTTAAAAAGAAAAAGCCGCTTGGTGGAGCCGAACCTTACAGTGGCCCGTTAAGTAAGTTTAGGTACGATCCCGCTCAATATACTTCGCAGAACATTACGCCCCCAACCCCCTACAAGCCACGTTACGCGCAGGGGGGACTTTCTGATTTGGGCGGTTATTCGGATGGCGGTCGTATGCTCAAAGGCCCCGGCGATGGTATGTCTGACAATATCCCCGCTTCAATTGCTGGTAAACAGCCCGCCCGTTTAGCCAACGAAGAG